CTTCGTGCTTCTTCTACGAACTTCCATAAGTCTTGTTCTGTTCCGTTCATGACAACACCAAATGCGTCTGTAAGTTTTTGTCTTACCCATTGTGGTGTAGAAGACTTTGCAGTTTCTATGCCCATCATTTTGAGTTTAGGTTCTCTGAGTCTGACTCCTTCGTTGTCATGTACGTTCAGGATATATCTTTTCTTAGCAGTCCAAATACCTCTGTCTGCAATTACCTCACGACCCATTTGCATTTTCTGTTGGAATGCATTTGTATCTTTTGCAAGTTTGTCATATCCTTTTGCAAGTACGGGTTCAATAGTATCTTCTGCGATAGTATTAATGAAGTCAATAATTTTCGCCTTCGGTGTATCTTCGGGAAAGACTTGTTTTACTAAATCGTCAAGAGTGATATACAATGAATCGGTATCAATTGCAATCACATAATCTTTGTCTTCTGTCTTGAGAACTTGATTCAGCCAATCATTGATTGTTTTCTCACCCCACTGAATAATCAATTGACCCGAAGTCGTAATCGCCTCTGCGAGGTCTACAGAAAAGAATGCAAACCACTGATTAGCAAGAGCACCATAAGCACTGTTCAATGCAATCTTACGAACTTGTTGGTTGTTGTACGCACGTTTGATTAGTGTGTCTAGTTCTCTTTTGCGTTTTGCGTCTTTACATGATTCTCGTTCAACTTGATACTCAATCATTTTTTTCTTCCATAACTTTCTTTCGTCATAGAATTGTTCCATAAGTTCAGGAAGAAAACCTTGTTTGTCTTTTTTGAATTGTGCACCGTTTGGTGTCACAGCATAATCACCTGTAATTGTTTGTTTACCACTGAGTAATTTTTCTACAGAAGTATCTACCTTACCCCTAATCATTTTCTCAGGCGAGATATTATACTGCATAATGATATGTGGATAAAGTGAGTTCAAGTCAAAAGACACAACCCAGTCATGACCACCGACTATAGGTTCCTTGACATAAGCACCTGCAATCTTACTGGTCTTTTCTTGTCCACGTAATTTCTGTGGTGGCGTTTGGATTCCTTGTTCTTTCAAGAAGTTGTAGATAATGGTTTCCCAATACTTCACCATTCCAAATGTATCTGCGTAGTTGCACTTGGCAGTATACGCCATGGATTGAATCAGTTCAATGAATCCTAGTTTGTCTTCCAGTTCTTCAATCAGTTCCACGTCACGGACATTGTATTCCAAGAACAGTGGATAATTAGTTCTGTATAATGTGTGTAGGGAACCGTACTCTGAGTAATCTAACTTACCTTTACCCAGTTCAACTTGTGCTATGTGGTCGAGTTTGTAACTCTCTTGTTTGATAAATGTATTCTTTCTGTACAGTTCAAGATAGTCAAGAACATTGACACCATACAATGTGTATACTTGATTCTTTTGATATCCATACTGCGTGAATTCTCTTACGTCTGACATTCTCCAAGGCGAAAGTTTTTTGTGATATCCGTCACCAAATAATCTATCAAGACGATTACAAAGATATGTAATATCGAATGAGTTTACATTCCAACCTGTAATAATATCAAATGATTGTTTGTCCCAATACTTAATAAACTCTTCCAGTAGGAATGCTTCGTCTTGACAATCAACATAGTCTACATTGTCAGGTGCGTCCCAAGGGCCGATTCCAAATGTAACTGAGTTCTTACCGAATGGTTTGATTGTGATTGCGTTGACTTTCTCTTTCGCTTCCATAGGGTCAGGAAAACCCTCTTCACACTCACACTCAATATCAAGTGAGGCGATACGAATGAGTTTGGTATTAGGTTCGATTACACCTTGAAACTTATCTGCAATATAAGTGTAGACATAACGGTCATAACCGTGGATATCAAATCCTTCCACTTGTTCATATTGTTCTCTGAACTTACGTGCACCACCCATAGAATTTAGATTCACAACCTCAAGTGGTTGTCCGTCTAAAGACCTGTAAGCGGTTTGTCCTTTTTTAGATTTGACGTAGTGATTAGGTCGATAGGCAACTTGAACTTTTACCTTCTTGTTGCCTTGATACCCTGTTACTAAAATCTTGTCACGTGTCCTGCATACATTTGTATAGAAATCCATAATATAAGTATACTACAGACGGGACTATTCTACAAGATTCTTTTTAGAATGAAAATCAAAATTATTGAGTGCAACGTCCTTAATATCTTGCCAGTGTGCTATTTGAGATAACTCGTCTTCCACTGTCTTCATTAAGTCAGGGTGTTCTGCAACACCACTTGCATTCTTTGTTAATACCTCAACATTAATTTTGTGTTTTGAAATCATTGCGTCTGCTTGTAACACAATCGCATTTAATACTTTGTCGTGAAAATCAATCATACGTTCCTAACTGTTTCTTGTAGTTCTACACTTCTGCGTCCTACTTGTTTGAACCAACGACTGTCTTCCATTTCAACAGCCATTCTTTCCCAATCATGGTCTTCAACTGCGTTCAACATATTCTTGAATTTACCCAGTCTTGTACCACCCAAATTGAAACACATATTAACTAAGACTTCTTGGATATCGCCTGGCAAATCTTTCCAAACGTCTTCCCCAATAACATGAACTGTTTCGTCCATATGTTTATCAAAGTCTGAGTCATAGTATGCGTCTACGACTTCTTGTGATACAGGCGTACCAACTTCCCAATCGTACTCAGGGTCTTCGGGTTGACATAAATGTCCAACACCAAGAGTTTTAAATCCCAATGAGTCAATATAAATTTCTAGCACTTCACCTTCGTGCCTCTTAATCGCTTCTTTACATCTTTCGATATTCATTTTTTCTCCTGTCTTGCGACTTGTTCCTCAAGGAGTTCTACTAATATATCTCCCATGAGGTTATTTAGGTCATTGTCTTCTAGAAGGTCGTCCAACTCCATTCCTTCTGGCACTCTTCTAATAGTCCTTTGAAAATTAAGTTCAGGTTTACCTTCTACGAATTCTACTTTACCGTATTGATACACTACACCTTCAAACTCGCCTTTGACAATTTCAATTGCGTAATGTTCTTCTGCTTTCTGATTAGGATTTTCTACAACCCTATAATACTCCCCGATTAAATGTGGTCTATTACTCAATGTAATTCACCTCTTTGAAATGACTTTAAGTCTTGCACGTCACCATAGTTATGGTGTGCTTGAAGTGTCATGTCTGCAATTTCAAGTTCAGGGAAACTTGTAATTAGTTTATGCACCAGTCCTGCGATTTCTGTTCTCGATACACTAGGTAATGGTGAATTTAAAAGTCCTAAGTTCAATGTAGTCATTTTATATTTTTTCTCTGAATTGTATTGATAATTATTTGCAAGGTGATTCAATGACGCTTTAGCAGCTGAGTAAAGATATCCTTTAGATATGTTTGGTTGAGCTGCTCTTGAAGAAAAGTTAATAATGTATTTACTGCTGTCATCTTTCCATGCGTTGTGAGCTAATTCTAAAATCTTTGTTTGTTCAAAGTCATCATATGCAAAGTTAATTAATACATCATATTGTTCCCAACCCCACCATGTACTTCCATTCACTGTAATGTTTTCCATGCGTTCAGACATAACTTCTATCTGTTTACCATTATATGGTGTTGCTTCTAGTGTATCAATAATTGTTTTTGCTAAACCTGTACTACCTGTTATTGCCACTCTCATAATATTCACTCACTAAATCAAAGGACGGTTTTCCAAATAGTGAACCGTCAACACTACATTTATTGCAAGGCGAATGACTTCTATCACCTTTCATTAAACGTTTCCTAATCTTTGTCATGGGTTTAGAAAACCATACGTCATGTAAACTTTGTTGTAGAAGATTACCTACAACGTGTTCTCTTCCCCAATCATTAGAACAGAACAATACGTCACCGTTCCAATCAACAAACATTTTGTAGAAGGGGTAATGACAAGGTTTGCCTTGTAAAGAAGTAATGTCTGTTTCTTCTATCCCAACCCAATCAATCACCCCACTACGGTTATTGAGAATCAATCCATGTTTCTCAAAGTCTCCCCAATGCATTCTAAACTTGTACATATCGTCTCGCACATTCTTTAGCATTTCTTCAAAGTGTGCCATTTGTTCTATACCGTCATACAAATTTATGTACAATAAGTCTAGTCCTGCCCTATACAATCTGTCAACATACTCTTCTGTAAGTTTGTCTCCATTTGTATTACATTCAATTGTCGCCATTGGTAAATTGAATCTAAACTCTTTTACTATTTCAGGAAAATCAGGATTCAATAAGTTTTCACCAAAACCACTGAATGATATTTTACCTGAATATTGATTCTCCCCTAACTCTTCTGCAATGGTTCTAGCACCTTTAACCGTAAGGTGGAGATTCCTGTTGGGAAATACTGCTGGGTCATGTCTTGGACAAAAGACACATGTCCTGTTGCACAACTCAGTAGTATTAATTTCAACCGTAAGAATTGAGTCAAGGGGTTTGAGTTCGTCACTTTTTTTCTTCCAATGTTTTTCTTCTTGTTCCCTTCTGTGTTCTAGGAAATCATATTGGTCAACTGCTTGTATTGGTATATTCTTACTCATATTGAAACTGGAGCGGAGTCATGGGTTTGCACCGTGATTTCTAAACTGGTAGTTTAGTGTTTTACTAAATTAAACTAACTCCGCTTAAACTTATCTTATAATATCAATGTCCTCTGCATTAACATTCCATGTTTCTAATTGTGTTCTGAGTCTGTCCTCTGATTTGAGTTTATCAAATCTCTTACTAGCAAGTTTCTTCCACCATTCAACTACACCTTCAAATTCATATCTATCGTAGTTAGGTGCTTTCTTGAGAGTGTCAGTTTCTAGATTAAGATAATCGACCACGTTCTCATAACCATAATTAGAAAAGTATTGTCTTTTTCTTTCAGTCAATGCTTTCGCATCGATAAAAGTTTGGTTGAATTCTTTCAACTTTTCTTTGTCATGAGTATTTAGTGAGTTCTTAATTATAGAAATCATTTTCTGTTGCGTCTTCATTTTTCTAGAAGAGGCGTCATCATGAACTAGTGGTACACCATTGTTTTTATTTTCAAACCAAAACTTAAGTTCTCTGTATTTTTCGTCATTGATACTTGGTACAAAATCTGAATCAGTCAAACCTTTGAATCTAAGGAAGGGTTTCATACCGTCATATTGTGAAGCAGTCTTAGAAGAACCGTACAAAGAGGTTGTCTCAAAACCACAAAACGTTCCTTTGTATTTTTTGTTCAAGTCTCTACGTGCTTTGTGCGAACAACAAATAGCTGCAAGTAGTTTACCACCAAGATAATTGTATCCGAATGGTTGAGTTGGAACAATAGTAAATCCCATAATTACGGAATCATTGAAACGTTTCATAACGTCTTTGTTCATAGTATCTAAAGGTCTTCCCAACATTTCATTCCTAGGTTTAGAATTGATTGTTGGACTACCGAACCGTATGAAACCCACAATTTTGTTTGTGTTCTTTTCGTATACAACCCACTTCAATGTCTTGCCAGGAATTGACTTTTCTAAGGCATGAGACGTTGTAATCTCAAGATAGTTATCAAACAATTCATTTGATAATACTCTGACTTCAAATTCCATGTCCTGTGGGTGCATTGTAAAATCACTGAACATATCGTCTTCGGGGCCCATGCCAGGCAGTGACGTTGGAAGTGAATCCATACGTTCAAGTTTTACTTTTCTTAGATAATCGTCTATGCGGTCAAAACCTTTATAGTAATCTATAAAGACCTGAGCTGCATGTAACGAATCGGCATGTGATAAAATAACAGACATGTACCCATTATACTAAACAGGTACATATCTGTATAGTGGGTTTTTAAGAAATTTTGATTTCTACAGGTTTATCCTCTTCGGGAATAACCTTTTCCAAACTAACGGATAAGATACCATCTTTTAACTCTGCCCCTTCGATAACAATATCGTCTGAGAGAGTCCAACTTCTCTTAAATGCTCTAGAAGCCAATCCTTTATGGACAAAGTCTTTGGATTCATCTTCTAATTTACCTTCTATGACAAGAACATTTTTCTCTTTAGTGATAGAGATATCTTTCTTACTGAAACCTGCGACTGCAAGTTCAACAGCGAAATGCTCTTCGTCAACCTTTACAACATTGTAAGGTGGGTAGTTAGTTTGTGAGATATTTGACATTCTTTCGAGGTCTTCAAAGTACCTGTCAAATCCTATAGCGAACGGTCTGAATTGACCAAATATATCTAAATGCGTCATATTTTTCTCCTAATTATAGCAAGTTAATATACTGTAATCCTCAATCGAGCAATTACATTCTTATTTATATATTATATATGGTCTAACTAGGTTTTTTCAAGAGGGTTTATTGAAATAATTGTATTGATTTCTATGTCATGCCATGAATCCAATACACAATCCCATACTACTATTTTATCCCCATTTGATTGGAACTTGCGAGGGATAGTACAATGTCTTTTATGAATCTTGTCAGACGTAAGGGATTGATATTCTACTACTGCTTCTTTTGATAATAATTTATCTAATACTTCCGTAAAGGTCATTTCTTTAGTTTTCTAATTGTGCGTTTAAAATATGGTGCATAGATTTTTACTGGTTCTTCTTTTCCTTTTACGGTTATCTCGTCAAGTTCTTTTACTTTAATATCGTCAGGCAATTGGTCTAATGTGTATTGTGAAAGTATAATAGGTGTATCAAATGTTCTTGTTTGTACTTCAAGACGTGCACCTAGGTTTACTGCGTCACCAACTACTGAGTAATCGAACCTTGCTTCAGAACCCATGTTTCCCACTATGCATGGGCCAGTATTTATTCCTGTGCCAATCACAACGGGTGGTAATCCGTATCCCTGTTCTTTGAGTTCTTTATTCATTTGTTCAGTAAGCAGTTCTATTTCCATAGCACTTCTAACAGCCATTTCTGCGTGGTTTGGACAATCCAAGGGGGCATTCCAAAATGCCATCAGACAGTCACCCATATACTTGTCGATGGTTCCACCATTTTTGAGTACAACTTTTGACATTGCGTCTAAGAATTTATTGATAAGTTCTACCAATCCTTCGGGGTCGTCCTCTTTCATATACTTCTCGCTTATTGGAGTGAATCCTACAATATCGGCAAATAGGAATGAAAGTTCCCTTCTATCTCCACCCAGTTTCAATAGTTCAGGATTTTTTTGCAGTTCTTCAACCATGTCAGGCGATAAATATTTTTGGAACTGTTTCTTAATTTGTTCCTTGAGTTGATATGTTGTAAAGTATTTGTTGAAAGAAGCATGTCCAAAAACCAACAAGGAAGATAATGACGAGTAGAAAACATCGACTAAAATCAACTTCTCCATCCAAACGTAATACCCCATATAACCCTGCAGTCCAACGAGAGATAGACAAGCTATCCCCGAAAGAACTGTGGGAAGTCTGTAGACCATTGCCAGTATTATTAGAGAAGAAAACAGAACGAGAACGATTTCTAGAAATTCAAGATAGTAGAATCGTTGTATTTGGAATCCTGTCAAGACGGTCTGAATTAGGTTCGCTTGTACTTCATGGGGATACATTGCACCCATTGGGGTTGAAACTGGATTACTCAGACCTGAAGCAGTCAGACCCCATATAAGAATTTTGTCTGCAGGGATTTCGTCCACTGCACTGACACGTTCAAATTGGTTCCAAAATGCAATATTAAAGTCTGCATTTGGTTTTGTAGTAAGTGGTGGTAGTCTACCTATCCTAACCCATTCTACACCAACCTCAGGCGTAATCTTTATATTGTAGGACTGTTGACCATTCATAACTCTCAAAGTTTCTAATGCGAGAGAAGGATATATCTGTCCATTTGCCATGACAGCAAGTGGAACCGCACGTACAGTTCCGTCTATAGAAGGTGAAGCACTTACAGTACCTACACCGTAAACCGCCTCTTGTAGGGGTTCTATGGGACTAGAAATACCCTCATAACTGTATAACCAGTTTGCAGGGTCACCTTTACCTAACTTTGCGATACCAATATATGGTGCACTTCCAGTATCTTTTTGATTAGTTGGTGAGGCAGAAAGAAGTGAAAGTCTGTTGCCTAATGCCTGTCTAAGTTCTTCGTCTTCCCCGAATCTATCAGGTTGTGCGAATGTAGCGGTGAGAATTGAAGGGTTTGTTTCGGACGTTTGATTTATCATGTCTGCCCATACACCTCTAGGGAATGGGAACTGTCCGTATTTTTCTAGTGTCTTTTCATCTATATCAACTAATACAATATCGTCAACCTGTATTGGTTCTTTTTGTGTTTGTAAAAAATCGAAATAGTTGAGTCGAATTGACTCCATGAGAAAAGGGTCTGATATACGAAGACCAACTAAAAGAGCGATGGTTATTAAAACCGTCCACCATTTATACATGGCACCTACCTATAGAATATATGTGCGGAAATTTGTACTGTTTCGTTTAAATGGTGACTCCAATATGGTTGTATGTAATAAGCATGATACCACATTGCACCTTCGGTTAAATCAAGATAGTTATCACTTTTAACATACTTTACTAACATATCGTCTGCCAATTGAAGACTCTCCGCCCAAGTTTTACTGTCTTTTGGTTTATCCGACTTACCGTCACAAAACCACGAAAACTGGCACATTCCTAATTTAGGAATGGTTTTACCTGTCCATGAGGTTCTCCATTCTTTGGTTTGATAAACTACGTCACATACATTGTTAGGGAATTTATCATGTTCTACACGATTTAGAACTACGTTTACTACTGCAATCTTTCCTGCGAGAGGTTGATTGCCTGCTTCAAAATATATGTTTTGAGCAAGACAATGAGTATCCATTTCCAGTTCTAAGGCTTCTACTTTTGTTGCACCAAAAAATAGCGCACAAAATACCAAGATATTAATTAGTTTCATAAACACAATTATACCTCAAGAATTTGTTTTTGGTAAGAGGGTTTTTTATTTAGGTTTTATTAGTTCTGCGTAACGTTGATTGTACAACCACTAGTAGTATAGCAATAGTTGGTGACACTATATGATTTGTTTTGATGACTTGCCTGAGTGATATCTACATCTGTTGGTTCTGTTCCTCTTAATATAACAGACATGTAATGGTCACCATTCATTTTTTGAATGAGGTCAATATCATTACCATCAGTATAAACATCTAAATTAATATATTGACTTCCGCCTTCTCTTTGAACTGTATAGATGTCGTTGTCGTCTCCTTCAAGGTGTAACCAATAGTCATGGCCCGAAGAATTACCATTTGTTCTTTGTGTCATAAGAATATTATTATCATCACCTGTAACGTTTATGTGAGTAAAAGTATCTCCGTATTCTTGATAATCTCTAGAAAAATTTCCATTAGTTCCAATTTGATATCCTTGACCAAGTTTGAGAGTATTTCTATCTCCCCAAACTCTACGAATCTCTA